GCCCGTCGCTGTTTCTCGACGGCGTTGATGCGTCGTGGCGATGTGAGTGATTCGGTCCTATGTTTTGCCATCGTTCACCAACTTTGGCGTATACCCCATAAGTTCCATGCGTTCCAATGCGACTGCGACGTATGCGGTGTTGATCTCCATGCCATAACAGCGTCGTCCCAGTTGTTCCGCCACTGCCATCGTCGTACCTGATCCAAGATATGGGTCAATCACCAGATCTCCGGGATCGGAAACCATGCGGATACAGCGATTCGGCAGTTCGTTGGGAAAAGGTGCGGACACGTGGTATTCGTTGCGTGCGCCAATATCCCATACATTCGTCCATGATTTGATCTCCACATCGTCGTGGAATGTGAAGTCCTCACCGGTCCGGATCCAGTAGATGCGTTCATCGGCAGGTATCAACATGCGGGCGTTCATGGTGATGGAGGAACCACGATTCCAAATGATCTCTTGGCGGATCGGGAATGGAAGTTCCAATAGCCATTCCAATGGGCTGATGATGTGTTTATCGCGGTATCGGATCTTGTGGTTGTAGAAGATGGACGCGTTGGGCACCATGTGGTGGGCCAGTTCTAGCAATAGTGCTAATTGTTCCTGTCTATATTCGTCCTCGTCCTTGGTGTCCATGTAGGCGGACGACATTCGATTGATGAAATTTGGAGCCTCTGTGTGCATCCCGCTGGGCTTAAAGGATTGGATGTCTTGGTTGTACGGCGGTGATGTCACGACCATGTTGCCCAGTGCGCCATCCATCAACGTGGAAAGGTCTGTGGCGTTGTTTCCGCACATGATTCGGTGATTGCCCACCTGCCATACCTGTCCATCGGAAGTCTGCCATTTAGCCTGGAGTTCGTCTGTTAGATCAGGGTCCACCTCCGGCACATCCACGATGTCTGGCGGTGGTGGTGGGGAGATCATTTCGAGATCTTCCAACATCCGCATCACTGCATCGTCGTCGAAAGATACCTTGTCCAATATCATCGCCACGGTTTCGTCGTCCTTTTCCGCCATCATCGCCAACGGGTCCAACGTCAACAGGAGTTGGAGGGATTCGTCGTCATTCAGGTCTACGACCAACACGGGGATCGGATCGTCGCCCATCACGTCGGTCCGCAGGTGTCCGTCGATGAGTTCCAGGCCGTCGGGCGTTTCGCGTGCTATGACAGCATCGGCGAAACCAATGGCGTCCAATACGCCCTTGAGTGCGTCAGATTGCGATTGTGGATGCCTGCGCCAGTTCAGCGGATTGGCAATCAATTCCGATGCAGGCACCCGGCGGAGATCTGTGATGCGGTCGCGGATACTCATATGCGATTTCCTACTTGACCGTGATTGGCGTGTCCACGAGGTTATCGGTGATGGTGCGGGCCTTCACAGTGGACGATACAACGAAGTCGGCTAGGTCGATCCCATCCCCGTCACCGAATTTTGACGTGGCATCCATCGTGATGAATCCACTTTTCACCCAATCAATATTAAAGCCGCCAACCGAACAGTCCACATCGGTCATGGTAAGGGTGCCTATGATGGCATCGCCGTGCATTTCAATGATTACACGGTCAACCACGGAATCTTGGGCCGTGAACGACCCGCTTCCCCTAGAACTATTTATGTTGATTTCAGTGATGGTGCTGTCGATGGTGGCATCCATCGCATGGCCGTCGGTCCTAGCCGCCAGGCTTAAACTGCCTGTCTCAACATTTTCCATGCTCAGTGACGGTGCGCTGACACCAGTCATTACCCAGTTGTCCACATACAGCCAGCCCGTGGTGTTGGTGGTTCGTTGGATCACAACACAGTCCGTGAGGCCAGCCTTTCCCAAATCTAGGTTGATGAGGCTTAGGTCGGTTAAACGGACCCCAGCGGCCAAATTGATTTGAAGGGTTTGGTTTGCATCGGCTGGGTTTTCTGGGTTCGGTTCCAACTTCACACCATGTACCAGCGGTAATGGGTAAGCGGCACCGGCTTCAGGCCAGACCGGGGTATCGTCAGTGGAAGCAACGACGAAGGTGAACGCCACAACAAATGCAATGCCCACGATACCCAAGGCCGTCCCGACGCCCTTCATTCCACTTAGGTCGAACGAGAATTTCGGCGTTGGGATCCGGAGTGCATTGAGTAGAGCAATACCGGGGATGCCAGGTGCCGTGAACCTGGCAAATCTAAGGTCACGGTCGCGGGTGAGTGCCCTGCGGTATTTCCACATGAGTACCATCAGCCCAACAGTGACCAACGACGCACCTGCGACGCAGATCAGCCCCGTCAACCAGAAAGCCATTTCCACTGGCACACCAAGTGATACTACCCAATTCTGGATAGACTGAACGCCACTACCAATCGCCAATAAACCCATCGTCTAATCCTCCGGTTTCCCTTTGCCGTCGTTGACCAACCTTTGCGCCAGGGTGGCAATGAACGCCGTCACCGGACCTGAGAACAATCCCATAGCCACCAGCACCAAATCGAGGTGGGGCGCAACTTCTGCCGGGTTGGAAGTCGTGCGCCAAATTATTACAGTCCCCATCAGCACGAAAGAAATGATGATTGGCATCATAAAAATTAGCGTCAGGAATTCTGTCCCGGTCAGGGTGGTCGAACTCTTGCCCTTCAAACGTTCGATCTCCACCCTGGCCTGTATCAATTCCTCGGTGACGCTACGTTCCTCGGCCACACCCTATTCCCTCGCTGACAGTTATCCCCGTCTGTCGTTTCCATTCGACCATATCATGTTAGTGGATCTGTGGCACGAAGTGACCTGTCGGACGTTTTGGAAAAAACAACTGCCTTAAATCGACCCCTGTGACGAGAGATTAGGCAGTCAACTGTTGATTACAGGCGTTAATACCTGTTGATTGTGTTGATTCACTGGTATCCACGCCAAACGGTCGCGGAGGCGATCTAAAGGTTCCAGATCGAACCAACGCATACCCCATGTTGGATGGGGCATCGGATCGCCATTCTTCTTCAAACCGAACCAGTGTTTGCGGATGTTGAATAGATGTTGGTCACACCACCCAACGACGCCCACATCCACATACGGCACATCGTCGAGGTAACCGGATACCTGTATAGGTAATATCCAAACAGCGACGCCGTACGTGGCCTGGAACACTGTGTGGTTTTCGAGGAAATTATTGAACTCACGCCCGGTGGCTTTGACCTCGATGAAATCACCAGTGGGCAATTCTATGTCACCCCGTTTGTCCGCACCAAGCATCGAAATGGTTTCAAACCCACCAAGGCCCAACGTCCGTGAAACCGCGTATTCACCGATGATGCCCTCCATGTGGATCTCCAGATCAGACTTATGGTGGGCTATCTTCTGGGACGGGATACCGCGTGATCTGCTGTATCGGTCGCGTTCATTCCCTAGACGTTGGCACTCCACCAATTCGTCTGGACCGAGGCGCATATATTCAACCTGCGTGTGATTCATTCGGATCCTTCCATTCGACAATATCCGGTGTCAGCCCACGGATGTTGACCTCGATCTGTTCCGCCAATGTATTCCTGGCGGCTTTGACGAACTGTGACCGCGCTGATCTGTTCATCGGCGGCAATGGTTCTTGTGGCAGGACAGCGTGGACACTGAAGGAAGTTCGACGCGACGACCACACCCCAAGTACCTCGACATCTGCGGATCCGCACTTTGGTGGTTGTCCACCCCAAGCCAGATCAGCGGACGTTGATGGGAGTTTCCACCAAACAAGACGGACACGGAGAGTGTCCGGCGTTGCGCTACCACCTGCTTTTATATGACCTTCTGCCATTTGTTAATCAACACTCATTTAACTATAGGGCTGTTGATTTGTTGATTATCAACAGGTCAACACGTTGAATCAACAGTTGATTAAATTAGAACATAGCATCACAGAACACGATACTGGACGCCGATAGTATCCCATATTGCTATTCTGACCTTTTTAGACCATGCCCCAGTGCGCCCCAGGGTCGTTTCCTGGGTGTCTGGCATCTTTTCCATATAGATATATGGAGGCATGGCGTATATGCACCATAGATTCTGTTCTACTTTTTCCCGTCGTTATACAGGCGCATCGGACCGCATTGGTGGCACATATATAAACGAGAGATCTTGAGTCCATCGACCTCCACGGGATATGGCACACTCCACATCGGCACGTCGTGTTTGGGGCATTTCACGTCGTCGCTGTTGCGATCTGATCCGCCAGCATCAGCGACAGGGCCGCGTTGATGGTGGTGGTCATTAGCGGTGGATGTTCCCTCCGACTCCATCGGTGGACGGTCCTCCAACTGACTCCCAGTTTCGTGGCGATTGCCTGGTATGTGATTCCGCGCCCGTGCAGTTCCGCCAACAGTTGGACGGTTTTCTCTGGGCCAGAGATCTCGATCTGTTGCACCATTCGGTCCTCCTCATACCTTGGATCATTCATTGGTGATAACCATCCACATTATATGGCCCGTGGTGGCATATCAAATGGCGTGTGTGTCCACCAAATTATCCATTTGTGAAAGTCTGCACACTAGGCACAGATCTGCACACA